ATTTTGAAAAACAATCCCAAGAAGAAAATTTATCTTCGCTTTGTTCAAGGTCTTTCCAATAATTTTGTTTTAAATATTCAAATAAACTTTGTTCGTTCATTTTAGTTTTTGTTTATATGTTTCTATTAATTCTTTTAGTTCGTCTTTTGTCCATTTTTTAACATCGTGTGCTTTTGCTTGAAGTTCCATTAATCTTTGCGCTCCTATTCGTTTTTCTATACCTATTTGATAGTTCAACAGGTTACCACTTAAATAAGTGTTACAAGCTTCACATTGCAAGTGTACGTTGTCTTCGTTAAACCTTACGTTACTATGTCCGCCTTGTGAATAGTAGTGTCCTGCATTTTCTTTTTTACAAGGTTTGTTGCACGAAATACAATTAAGTCCAGCGTCACGAACACGAATAAATTTATTAAACACCTGTTGCGCTATTTTTAAATAGTCGTTTGCAGTTTTTAAGTTCTCAACTAATTTTTTTTTCTTCTTGTTCCATTCCTTTAACTTTTGTATTTCAACCATTGCTTTTATACATTCGTTTTTTAAACAAAACTTTTGTAAGGTGCTGAACGGTGTAAATTCTTCTTTGCAGTTAAAACATTTTTTAGTTCGTGTTTTCAAAGTTCAATATTGTTTAACTCTATTTGTCTTTTAAGGTTTTGTATTTCTTGTTTTTGTTCCAAATTTAACCGCTCTAAATTAAAATTCATTTGTCTTGCAACTCTAAATTCCTTTTCCAAGACTTCATAAACAACCATTGCTCGTCTTATGTCTTTTAAAGAACTTTGCATTGAAGTTATTAAGTCTGTTCGGTTAGGGTGTTTCGTTTTTATCTCGTACAAACTAATTTCTAATTTTATACAGGTGTGGTTTAAGTTTATTCTACTGCTCAATAAGTCAAGTTCCATTTTAAAAAAGTTTTAGTTAGTTTTAAGTTGCTTTACAAAAACAATCAGTTTCAAAATTAAAAAGTTCTATTTGTGTTTTAGATAATTCGTGTAAATCTTTTGCTTGTGTAAATGGTTTTTTTGCTAATTCTTTAATTTCTGCAATGCTTTTATTTGTTCTTAAATCAAATCTTGGTATTGTTTCGGAACTATATTTATTTTCCATTTTTTCCCACCATTCTGCAATTTTTGGGTTTTCTTTTACAATAGTTAATCTTTTTTTTAAAGACTTTTTAAAACATAAATCACAATTTCCTTCTTAATCTTTTAGCTCTAAATCAAATGTTTGGTTTTCCCACCAATTACGAATAAATTTTGCGTCAACTTTTATTTCATCACAAAGCGGGTAAAGTAATTTTTCGTTTGTTGCATTATTTGATTTTCTATGTTGTTCGTCTGCTCTAATTCCAATAATTCTATAAACTTCAAAGTCTTTGTAATTATTTCTAATAAAAGCTTCAACAGGTCTTAATTTTAATTCTCTCGTGCAATTAGAAGCCATATTGTTTGGTAATGGATATTTTTTTAACATTTCTTCAAATGGTTCACCATTTCTTGATGCTGTTTTAAAATTAACTATTTTATAAGTTGTCCCAATTTGTTTTTCGTGTATTATTTTTGCTTCTAACCAAATTACATTTAAATTAAATTCTTTGTCGCATTTTTCTATAAACGCAAGTGTTTCTTCTTTTTCTTTTCCTGTATTTAAAAAAACAAATAAAACATTTTTATATTTTGTATTTTCCTTAATGTACTTGGCTAAAAACATAGAAGTTCTGCCACCTGAAGTCATAACAACATACAATTTTTCTTTTTCCATTTTAAAAAGATTTTAAGTTAATACTATTTGTTGGTCTAAATTCCGAAATTACGTCTTTTCCGTAAACTTTAAAACCTAATCCGTAATTATATTCGCAATAAACAGGGTCGTTTAAGCCAGTGTGTTTCCCGCCTGTGTCTATGTCTTTTATTTTTTCAGTAGAAACCCAAGTTACAAATTTCATTACATCGTGCTTAATTAGTCTATGTACAACTATCATATCATCACATCTATTTGTAAATGCTTTGCCACCTTCAACGTGGTCTTTTAACGGTGCTTTTAAATGTCCTTTAAAGTCTCCGTCTGCGTAAATATTTGAACTCCTTCCGCTTTCAGTATTTGGATGCGTGTTTATGTAAATTGTCATTCCTGTTTTGTTTACAAATTCTCTTGCAGCATTCATAAATTGGTAGTTACCTTCGTAAGTCATATTGCGGTCTAAACCTGTAAATGGGTCAATAAGTGCAACATCGCATTCGCTTTGTTCAAATATTTTAAATAATTCTTCGTGTTTGTACAGGCGGTCGTTTTTTACAAATGTAAAGTATTGTTCTAAATATGCTGAGTAATTTCTAATTTCATCGTGTGTTAATTGCTTAAAATTTATTCCTGCGTACATTTGTATTAAGTCTCGCAAAATTTGTCCGTGTTGATTTTCACCGCTCCAAATAATAAACTTTAATTTATGTTTAAGTGCAAGTGCTAAAAAATACCAATTTATAAAATAAGTTTTACCAACGTTGTCGTGTCCTAAAATTATGTTTACTTGCTTACGTTTGAATTTTAAATAGTCATCAAGTCCATTTCCAAGTTCTAATCCGTGTTTTATTTTACCGTCTCTGTAGTTCAATAAATAATCAAGTGCTGAACCGTTAGTTAATATATCCATATTTTCTTGCTTTTATTTCTTCAGGTGAAATACCTTCGGAAGTTGGTTCGTTTTTCTGTAGCCATTTTACAGCCGTTAAATATAAACTTTTATATTTAGTATTTTGCTTATAGTTTTCAATGTCGTTTAAAACGTTGTTAATTTGTGTAATTGTATGTTTATCTAATAACTTTTTAACTTCGTCTTCAGAAATAGACAAATGAGCGAAGCTCCTATATATATCTTTTACATTTACATTAACATTATCATTAACACTTACAGCTATGTTTGCCATAGGTTTTATGCGTTTGCTATCGTTTGCTATATTTTGCCATCTTTTTGTTGCTCCTGCTATTCCTGCTTCACTACGTTTTTGTTTCTTATCGCCCCATTTTAACAAGTCACGTTTTAAACTTTGTTTAATTGGTTCAAATGCAATTTCAGTTATTAAGTCTTCGCATTCTGGGTTTAAATCATTTACATATTTCAAAATATGTTTAAACAATTTTCCCGCTTGTTCGTCTGTTAATTTTTCTATTGTATGTATTATGTCACTATACAATATAAACCCTTTTTTTTCTTCAGCCATACTAATTTTTTTATATAAAAATACCCCTGCTCAATCCGTTGCGTCTAACTTCAACTTCATAAACAAGGGTAATAATTCCTTTTGTACTTATAATGTTAGACGAGTACAGTTGCAAATATAATAATTATTTTAACATAAACACGAATTAATAAAATTTATTTCTTATTCTCAACTGAATTTTACGCAAGTCTTTTAAGTTCTTTGCTTCTTTTATTTCTTTACGTAAGTCAAGTTCTGGACGTTCTAAACTCAAAAGTAATTTATAATATTCTATGTCGTGTTGAAATAGTTTGTCGTTTACATCCGTTAAGTTTTGATATGTTTTTAATCCGTGCAGAATTGTTGCGTGGTTCATATTAAACAAACTTCCAATTCCTTTAAGTGTGTGTCCGTCTTCTCGCAGTTTCCTAAACAAATAAATTCTTCGGTGTACTATTTCACGTTTTCGGTTTTTCTTTGCAAGTCCATCTTGTTCTATTATTTCTTTTATTAGTTCTATCATTTTTCTATTTGTTTAATTTCAATTATAATGTCATCGTTTTTTTGTATTAAGTTTTTAACGTGCTGGGTGTCGTATGCTTCAACAATTCTTGTTTCTAACTTCATAGGAGCACCAACATACGCCCAAGTTTTAAATGTTGCTTTAAATCGTTTCATTTCTTTAAATTTTATTTGTTCGTTTTTTTTTATTCTGCATATTTCTAAATAAAGGTGTAAATCAAATGAACCCCTATCTTGTCTTTGCCACCAATCTAATTGGTCGTATATAGTTCCTGCTTTCATAGTTCGTGGTAAAAATTATAATTACTTTCATCGTTACTCGCTTTCCATTCCCAAAAGTCATAATGTACCAAATCGCTGTTTATTGCTTCCTGCATTTCTAAACTGACATCTTCTAAAATACGAATATTAATAATGTGCGGTTGTAAATGGTCGTCAGTTTCGATTATCCACTTTTCTGAAACATCAACATCTAATTCTATAAATGCAAACTCCGAAACTTCGTCATAGTCTTTAAATTCCCAAGTCCCAAATATTTGGTATTGCCAACCTAAAAATTCGTAGTTTAAAATCCATTCCCTGTGGTGAATTTCTAATATTCTATTTTCCATCTTACAGCGCTTTAAAATACATTAAACAATAGAATATAGCACACAACACTATAAACACCATTAGAGTGCTTGTAAAGTGCCTTAAAAACGATTTATGCTCTTCGGTTACAGGTGTAAAGTAATCAATTAATTTTTTCATAGTCTTATTTTTTAAAAAGGTTAAATAAATTTTGTAATTCTTTTAGTTCTTGGTCGCTTAAATAAGCTGTTAAAGTTTGAATAATTAAATGCATTTGGTTAGTCGTTAAATTGTCTTCTTCTTGTTGTTGTTTTAAGAAGTCCCAAGTAATGTCAAATTCTGTTTTCATAGTTTTAAATTGTTTTCGTTAATAATTATATGCAAATCTAATACTTATTTTAATAACTACAATACTTTTTAACAATTATTTTTAATTTATTTTTAAAATCCTTGTGTTTATTGGGTTTGCTAAATAGAAAAAAACGTAATTTATATTCATTCTAAATAAGTAAAACACTTAATAAAGGTAATTTTTACTTAATAACGTAATATAATAAGGTAAAACCCTTAAAAACTTTGCTATTATTAAGGTTATACTTTTAAAAAGTCCAAACAAATTTATACTCACAGTATAAAAATCTGCATAAATTTTTTCAAGTGTTTATGAAAATTGTAAATCATATCTTACAAAAATGATGGTTTTTGTAAACTTTATTTAGCATAACCAACAAAATTGTAGGTTTTAAGAATTTAAATTGGTTATAAAACACAAAATTGTAGGTTTCTGTAAACTTTATTTAGCGTTATTTGTGACAAAAAAAAACAGCTGCGTGCTGGGGAGCTTACAACTGCTTTCTTTTTATTAACTATGAATTGCAAATATATTAAAAAATATTTGTTAATCGTGCAACTTGTCCAAATTCTTTGTGATGTATGTAGCCTTCAACCGCTTTTGGTACGCCTGTATATCCGTTTTTATGATGCCAACTATCTGAACCTGAAGGACTGCGTAACGTTTCAAATGTCACCCCTATAAAATCTTTACTTGTTTTGTGGTGTACGTGGTGTGAATAAATATATCGGTGTTTAGTTTCGCTCCAAAGTATTGGAAACTCCGTAGCTAACAATAAAGGTAAGTGTTCTATTTTCGCTCCGTCGCCGTGTGTTGTACCTATCAAGTTGTTTCCGTATTTAAATGCCTTACGATGCTTTAAATCTACATTAAAATTGATTGTAGACTTACTGAAGTGTGCTTCTATTAACTGCATTAAAAAGAATCCGTGTGTGTAATCGTGGTTGCTTGGATTGTAAACAACTTCGACTTCTGCAAAACTTAATAACTTTTCTAACAAATCAATATACAGGTTCTTTGCCATTATAAAATTGTCGTACCACATTCCATCGGTATCTTGCGGTGTTCCACCTGTAGTGGTTCGCTTGGTGTTGTCGGTGTGTAAAATGTCGTTTCCTGCAACAAATAAAACTTTGTCTATGTTAAACCCTTTCGCCTTGTTTAAGATTCCTTGCATTCCGTCTTTTGCACGTTTAACGGCTATCTGTGAATTATAGTCTTCGCCTGTTTCAAATGCTGTTGCAAGTTTTCCAATATGTAAGTCTGCAATATCAATTACAAGTAAATGCGTGTCTTCGCTTTTTATTGTTTCTATTGCGTGGTATTTCGGAGCGTATAACTTTATTTCTTTAATACATTCGTCTTTTATTCTTTGTATTTCGTTTAGTTCTTCAACCTTAAAGTTTGGGTTCTTAAAGAATAAACTTGCTTGTTTAGTTTTTAGCCATCCGTGTTTTACATCTTTGTCATCTACTCCAGCTTCGTCTGTTGCTTCTTTGATGCCACGATACTGCATTAAAACTTCAATCTCATCTTGTTTAAGACGAAACCTTGCGCTGCTATTTCCCATAAAAATTTAAATTAATGATTGTTTTGCGAACTTCCATAAGTACGAAAGTAGTAAACCTATTCCAACACCAACAAATAATAAATTTAAATTTCCTTTTGGACGGTTTTTTTTACCTTCAGCTTTTGCTTCTGCTTTTTCTACTACCCTGTCTTTGTAGATAGTTTTTACTTTTATTTTGTATTCACGTTTTAATTGTATTCGTGTTTTTGGAACGTAAACATTTTTAATTTTCCATTTAACTATTGTATCTTTTTGAGTAATAAATTTTTCGTAAATTATTTCGTTGTTTACAATTACAGGAATACTATCAATAGTTGATATTCTTATTGTGTCCATTTGTAAAGTGTCTTCGCAAACGTAACCTTTTTTAATTGCTTTGTTCAAGTGAAATTGAGCCGAACACGAATAAAGTAAAATGCTAATAATTACTATAAATAGTTTTTCCATTTTTTTTAGTTGCTTTTAATACTTGTTTACGATTTTTAGAACTATAACTAACGTGAACCCAAGACGGATTTTCATCGTTTCCAAACTCCCAAATAAGTTGGTCGAACTCTAACTTGTCTTTTATAAAATTAAACCCTTTAGCGCCGATTTGCAAGTCCATTGCTTCGCCTTTTGTATGTTGTGAAGTCTTTGAACCGCCTATCATTTTATTAACCTGTAAACTGCGAAAACCCGAACTAATTTGTATCGGTATGTTTAAGTGAATTCTTAAAGGTTCAAACACTTTTTCACACAAAAGTTTTGCGGACGCAATTTGCGACTCGTTCATTTGGTTGTTAAGGTTTCGTAACGTTGCTAATCCTGAAGATTGAAACTCTTTTAATGTAACGTGTGCGCTTAAATTCATTTTAACTTATTAATGTTGTCTTTAACTTCTTTTGCTCGTGCAAATAATAACTTTGCCGACTGCCATAAATCTATTCCCTTAACAACTTTGTAATTTTCGTTTATACTCATAACTTCTATTGAAGCAAGTACCAACGCTAACACTTTTGTAAGCATTAAAGGAACGGAAAAGAATTGTAAAATTATTTGGTTAAGAATATAAAAGTCTATTAAATAAAAAAGTATAACGGTCAGTTCATAAAGCAACAATTTAGAAATAATTGCTGAAAGTTTGCGTGATGTTATTTCTTGTTTTTGGTGTTTTGCTTTCCAAATTCCTGTAGCGGTGTCTGACAATATTAATGCAAATAAAAGTCCAAGTATTCCGCTAATAGGTAAAAAAAACGAAAAGCAAATTGTTATAAGTTTCAACGCTGAATTTTTAATTGTGTAAAGTAATAAGTAAAATTGTAGTTTCATAATCCTAAATTTTCAAGCGCATCCGTTAAGCTAAATGTTAAATAAAAAAATAAAGTGATTCCGGCTAAATTAATGTAAAGTTCAGTTCCTTGAACCATTAAAGAAAACGAAGTTATGTAGCCAAACACGAAATATAAAACTGCTAAAATATTTGTTTTCATATTAATTATGTCCTAAAAAACAATGTTTAGGATTGTTTACTTCTATTGCGTTACTTCCAAAGTCTATCTCTTGCTCACACATCACATCGTAATGGTAGCCACTTGCATAAATAGGAGCAGTAAGTTCATTACCTTCTTCATCATAAGTGCCATCAGTAGTGATAATCTTACCTATCTCAACTACTGCGTGAACACCTGTAGCGTATGTAAAACCTTCATCAGTTTCTACATAAACACCTTTTTTAGTAGGTCTTTCATTGCAGTTTCTTTGTTCGTGTATTTAAGTTTGTAAATGTTCATATTATACAGTTGTTAAAGATATACATTGTGCATCAGTTAAAGCAGTTGTAAAAATTATTGATGAATTATTTCTTATTGTAGCATTTCCATTTAAGACAATGTCATCGTTTAAGTTTATAGAAGATAATGAAGCTGTAAAAACAATAGGAGTAGAGTTTGTTGATTTTAATTCTCCATTTATAAATAATTTTGTTCCAAAACTTCCATATTTCAAACACATTTTAATTTCTTGATTTAAAGTTGTATATCCCGAAAAAGATGTTGAATAACTAACGGAATTTGCATAAACTCTACCCGATAAACTTCCTGATGATGAAGTTGTTAAAAATATACTATTTGTAGAATTTTTATTTAAACACAATAAAGTTGAGCTTAATAATTGATTATTGAAATCTACAAACACAGTCCCCTCTGTCTGACCTATCAAACTACTTATACCTGTCTTACTAATCACATCAGCATTACGAGTTACTGTAGCTGTTGTTGTAGGAATGTAGGATGTTGCGTTTGCACCTGTTTCAAATTGAGCTCCCCATATAGCAATAGCTTGTTGTCCTATTACACCTGTATAAGTTAAAACATTATCAGTAGTTGCAGAAGCAATACGATAATCAATTTGTGTTCCTGCTGCACTTGTTGCAACAAATTGAAAAGAGCATCTATACCACCCATTACCATAATTTTCCATTTTAGGGTTTAAAACTCCAGCAGATGTATTACCTACTAATCCCGTTTGTAAATTAAAAAAAACTTTTACAATAGGAGTTTGGAATCCATTAAAGTCATTAAAATAACAAAAATCTCTTGTTATTTTTTTAGCGAAAAAAGATACTGAATAAGTAGTTGTAAGTGTAAGTCCACTTGGTCTTGAAAGAGCGTTAACTCCAAAAACAACATTTGATGTGCTATTTTCAACTAATATATCAGCAGTTGATGTTCCATCAGGAGAGGTTGATGAGTTTGCGGTTATAGTCGTGTTTGTTTTAGTCCAACTTGCATTGTCAAACTCTTCACTCCTTAATACTCTATTAGTCCTTGCAGGCTCAACCAATATACTTGGACAACCACCACCTGTATAATCTAAACGTGGCACATTGATAGCAACACTTTCTATAAGATTACTACTATTTACCCTTGTTGCAGTTGTTGCTCTTACAACATCCATATCGCCTAAACCACTGGTAGGTTTTACGCTATATAATTTACTTGCTTTATATCCGTTAGGTGTTACAATTAAACTTGCATCGTCTAATAAACTCATACTATACTATTTAAATTTGTTAATTCCGTGTTTAAGCAAGAATTGGCTTCCATTGTTCCGCCATCTGTAGTAACTCTTAATTCAAATGCAGTTACTAAAGCCGGAACAGGTGAACCTACAATATCAGTTAAACCTGCATAAGATACTAAATGTGATTTTCCCCAACCAATTGTGTTTAGTGCGCCTTGTCCCCAACCTATATTATTGTTTGAAGCACCATCGCCCCATCCGTTACTATTTGCCATTTTCTAATTTTTTTAAGTAAGTCTTTAACTTTACGATATTGACTTCTTTGGGTTTGTATGTTTTTAAATGTACCATCCGCTATAATTATTGTTTGTATCTGGAAACATATCACTATTGGAATTTGAATTGTATTCAGGAAACAAATTATTGTTATTGCTTATGTAGTCAATAAAACGTTGTGTGTAGTGTTGTGCTATTTGCGTTTCCTTTTCAATTAAGAAATCTATTTCGTTTTTTTCTACGCTTGTGCTATTTTCGGAATTATGTTTGTAAACACCTTTGTTTGAAATCGTGTAAGCTGCGAACGGCAAATAATACTTCATTGCTAAATGAATAAGCATCGGCTTTAAATAAGTCGTTGTAAGCGTTAAATAATTACCACTTAATGTATTTGCTATTATGTCTGCTTTTATCTTGTCTAATAGCTTTGTACCGGTGAAATTTTGCAAGTCTGTATCTTGTGCAATCTTGATGTATTGTATAAAATTGTCCGTGTCAACGTTTCCGTTTAACGAAGTGAATTTAACTAAATCTTGTCTTGTGACTAAAAGTGCTTCTGCCATTATCGTGTTATTGTTCTTGGTGGTTGTGGGTTGCTTGGTAAAAATCCGTAGTTATCCATATCAACAGGACGTTTTGCAACAAGTTCAGGATTAACAACTAAATAACCACTAATTGCTGCTTTTAATTGTCCTATTTTTTTTGCTTCATTTATATTAATTCCCTTTCCTAAAGGAACAACATAAACTTGCTTGTTCCAGCGATGATAACAATTTCCACCACCTTTGTATAAAAATATATCGTATGTCGGTGCGCCTTTCGGGCCCCATCCTTCGTTTACTGCTACGTCTTTCATTGCTACAATATCTTCTTTCCTGTATATTTTATTTGCGCTTATCATTTGAGTACAAAAAAGTCTTGTTTTTTCATTTATTGCACCTACATATTTATAACGTACAATAAATTTTAATTGCTTAATTATCTTATCTTGTGCGCTTGTTATGTTTGGTCTTGCTTCTCCTGTACTAACCAAGTTTACAATTTTAGACAACAAACTTTGTTTAGGTTCTTTACTCAATAACTCATTTTCTTTATCATCGTTTTCGTAGTCAACTTCTTTTTCGTCTATTAATATCCATTCAGGGTTTACGTCTTCGCCTAAATCAATTAAAGGGTTTGTGTGTGCGCTTAATTCTGTGCCTGTTTCTTCTGCAACTCGTTCAGCGTTTTGCGTGTTTTCCAAGTCCGTAAATTCAAGTGGTTGTAAAGTCTTAAAGAATAACTTTAAAGCTACTCCGTTGTATGCTAATATGCTATCAAAAGCATCTAATATTTCTTCTTGGAATGGTCTAATAACCATATTGTCAAAAAGAATACTTGAATTTTTTAGTTCTTCTGCGTTACTTGAAAAGCCATTTGTTGAAGCAACACCAAATAATAAAGGTGAAGTTATATTGTGTCCTAACATAATCTTGCGTAAACATTCTTCGCTTAAGTACGTGTAGTGTTCTGGAGCATCGTTTAGCGGAATATCTTCAACCGTTGTTTTGCTTTCTGCGTTGTTGTTAAAAGCTACAATAACTTTTTGTCCCCTACTTCCTGTTAACTTGTCAAGTACCTTATTTGAAATTATACTTTGTTGTTCGTCTGTTGGAACACCGTTGTTGAAGTTTACAACTTTAGTTCCACTAAATCCGTTTTGAACTTCGTTAATTAAATAGTCTGCAATTTCTTCTTCTAAAAGTGTATAAGGTACAGCACCTTGATAGTCCGGATAAGCGTAATATTTCATTCCAACTGAATAAGGTTTAGAAAATAATATCTCTATTTTTTCTTTGCTATATCCAAAAGCGTTAAATCTAATTGGCGCAAACTTTTTAGTATCGTCCCAATTATCCGAGTAGTAATAACCTGTTATTTGTCCGTCTTTATCGCATTTTTCAGCTCGTAAAAGATTAACAGGTATATGATATGCTTTTAATATTTTGTCGTGCTTGTCATTATAATGTACTTGAATAGCAAATTGTCCGAACATTTTTCTATCCAAAACCATTTTTCGTACATCTTCTTTATGAAATAAAGACATCATTTGTGCATACTCATTCGGCTTTTTATTAGCGTCTAATGCACTTAATCCTTTTCCGTAAATTAATCGTGCTACGTTGTTTATAATAGCGTTATTCGTTGTTGAATTGCTATATCTCTCAATTAAAAATTGGAAGTATTGCGCTCCGTCTTCGGTTAAAAAGTCAACCCAATTTTCTCGGTTTGTTTCCGATACTACAGGTGACGTATAAGCCGACAAATTTAAAACGTGTAAATTATTCATATACTATAAAATCATTTGTTGTTGAATTAGAAACGTATTGGTTATTGTTAACCGAAAACGCAACTAAACTTTGTGCCGTGCAAAAAACACGGTCTTTATATATAATGGTTGTGCCTACTCTTAAAACTAAATTGTAAAAATGTCCTTCTACTAAACTAAAGGTTGCTGTAATCGTGTTTATGTAGTCTCCTACCGTTCTTGAAGTAATCGCTACCGCTGTTGTTACGTTTGTTTGTTCGTCCGTTAGTTCCATAACATTAAAAGTATTGTCACGTGGAATAAAACTAAATGTTTGTGGACTTCCTGAAGGTGTTAATACTATCATATAGTTATAATTAAATATTCGTGTTTTTGTTC